GTGTAATCCTGCTTGGCTATAGATATGCCATGCTTCTTTTCGATATCCGCTATTAAGTGTGTTATCGTTTCAATCTTAGCTGTTAATTCTTTTACCTCTTTGCACCTTAGAACAGTTCCATGCTGGTTCTGCTGTTTAAGCTCAGTGTCCAACTTGAAAAATGACTCAACTGCATTGTGCAAATTATTAAGACAATTTTCTAGTCCTGTCAGTGCTTGCCTAACAATGAAGGAGGTATATTTAGTCTTGCTCTTACCTGTCTTTTTGTCAGGTGCATCGATGTCAACCAAACCATAGATAGAAAACCTCTCCAATATCCACCATGCGGCCTCATCAGAAAGCGTGCGAGATGTTCCCGGCGCAAACTCATAAGTAGAACCATTAAAACTTCCCATTACCTGATAGGGTGTAGGATTATAAACTCTCTTTACCATAGACATAACGCCCCCGTTTGTCATAATTCGTTTAACGACTCATGCGGAATGTATTTCAATTCTGTACCATCTTCATCCCTAACAGGTTTCCCGTCAGGGCCAAGCAGCGAGCGAGTAGTTTTCCATTCAGTATCATCTACCGTACTGGCTAATTCTCTCACTCGTTCAAACTCTCTTTTCAATACTCTATCTTTTCCCAAATGCTTGATATCATCTTCTTTGCTTTTTGCTTCATTCTTTTTTTGCTCTATATAACTATCTACGACATCTGCTTCTAATTGCTCAGGGTGGTCAGCGTACCATTTGTTCTTAGTCAATATCAAGAACACCCTATCATCCAAGGCTCTATAAGTTCCATCATTCTCAACAACATTCATCACATGAGATAATTGGTTCTTGTCCGTATCGGCATGCCATATCTGCCAGCATTCCATATCATCGGCCCAAGTAATCCGCAGGTCGGGATCAAACTGATACAACTTCTTACAAAAATCATTTGGTGGTATCGGTCTGATCCCTTCCATTGGACGCTCTCCTATAAACCTAAACAGTCATTAAGCAACTGCTGCTAGTGAAACACCTATTGCACATGAGTTAGGTTTGTTGTTACCAAGCGCACCGCTGTAGTAACTAACAACCACACCCTGCACATAACCAGAACGCCATTTCATGCTCGTTCCACCAAGCATGGACTCAACACCAAGAGGTGCGATTTCCATCTTGCCGGAGTGCGCTCTGTTAATCATGAGCCATGAGTTCTTAGGAGCATCAGAATCAACAATGATGCCCTTACCATTCCACTCAAGTGCATTCTCGATTGGCTTCTCGATACCAGCATCATACTTGGAAGCATCGATGTAGCGTTTCTGAGGAAGTACGATAGAGATGTAACGACGTACAGAATCAAGGTGTACGAAGTTGACGTAATCCTCGGTCTGGTAATCATTACCACCCTGCTCACGGATAGCATTCTGCATCTTCTGCAAGAAATCATTGGTCAATGCAGCACCACCAGCAGACTCATAAACGCCTCTCCATGCTGGGTAGGTCGTTCTCGACAAACCTTCAAAGGTTACGTCGTATGCTGTACCATCATCAGCCTGATTAGGAAGACCATTGAAGCCTTTACCATTGGTCGTTCCGACATTTTCTTCATGCAAGAAGATGATATCAGTTGCCGTAGCAGTAATAGCTCTACCGAAAGTAAGCGTAAGAGTGGAAACACCTGTGATCTCTACGTTACTTTCAATCAAAGTTGCACCAGTTGTATCGTAAATATCTACGAACATTCCAACATGAAGATACTGAACATTGTCAACCGTTCCTGTCGTAGCAGCCGCAGGGCTATTAGAAAGAGTTGCACGCGTCATTGTTGGGCCGATGTAACAGGCTTGATTGAGATTCTTCTTCATCGTGCTATGGAGGTCTTCAATCTTGTACGTATAATCTTCAAACGATGTGACTCCACCGACCAATTTCATGAGGAAATCTTTGGTGAATGTAACCGTTCCCTGCATCTCCACGTTCCTGATTAGGAACTGCTTACTGATTTCGTAAGTGTCCTGTGGCAAAGCCTCTTTAGGATTGGTGAACTTGTAGCTAGAAGAACGCTTCAAGTGTGCATCTCCATACCAACCGTCACCTTTGATGTTCCAGTTCTTAGATGGAATAGCGTCATAAGTAGGTGTTAGACGCTGTTCCTGATCCAGAACACCTGTGTCGTAAATTCTCTTTGCCAACGCACCTAGTTCATTGGCAACTTCTTCGATTCCTGCTGGCATGGTGTGCCTCCTTTGTTATACGATCTTAAAGTTATTCCCGAACTTATGCTTAAACGCTTTCTCTAAGGCAGCCGCCCTAGCTTCGGGAGTTTTAATCTTCTTTGGATCAAAATACTCCGACAATTCATCTTTAACGCTAGCCTTCTTCTCATGCTTCTCTAGTTCTTTTTTTCTTTTCCAACCATCTGCGAAACCAGCCCTCTTATGACGATCAAAGGAATTATCAAACGCTTCCTTCAAAAACTCAGAGCTATATGATTTCAGTGGATCAGCGCCGCCCTTATCATCAACAAGACCAAATTTCTTTGCCAACGTCTGACCTTCTCTAAGGACATCAGCGTACAAACTCTGATAAGCATCACTGCCCGGATCATATCCAACTTCTGAAGCCATTTTGCGAAAATCATTCTCATACCTTAAATTAGTTCCTTCTCTCTTTCCTGACATTTTATCATAACCATAGACATTGCGTAAACTTTCTATTTCATCAGTAGTCTTTGCCATTTCAGCTTTTGCTGCTTTTAACTCTTTGCGTAATTCCTCGATTGGTTCGAGGTCATTATCATCATAATCATCTCCACCGTCTTTAGCTAGCTTCTCTTTCTCGCCAGCCCAAACCCTGTCAAACTCCGTTCTAAACTCAGGGTCTTCCTTGTAACGCTTGTTCAAATTCTCATACACCGTCACTGCCTTCGCATTATTGGCGGCTTCTATCTTCTTCTCAGCGATATCAGAAGCCTTTTCTTCTATCTTCTTCTCGTCGCTTTCCTTCTCTGCTTCTTTTTTTACTTCTTCTTTCATTTCTTCAGTCATATCCAACCCCCGTTGGTTTAGGCCATTTGCGGGCCATTGTTAGAGTTAAAGCCTTGCTCACCACCAAACAGCATACCTTCGTTCTGTTTAGGTTGTGACGGCTTGCCTTTTTTCTCACCTTTGCCTTCTTTGCCTTCTGCTGCATTCATTCCTGTAGCTGCTTGCATTTCCATCATCTGCTTCATTTGCGCCGCTTGCCTCATGGCAATTCTTTCCATGTGTGCCTGTCTGTGCATCATCAAACTCTGAACAAAAAGCTGCTTATCAGCACTTTCAAAAATAGTAGGGTCTAGCAATACATTGTCAATCTCCCTGAGATGGATAGTATCGTCATGCCATTCTTGTATCGGTGGATTGATAGCTTGGCCCATCTTATCGGATTGCTGCATCAACTGGTTCTCGTGACGCTGATATTCAACCTGTCTATTTCTAGGTGCGTCAAAACCATCAATGTCCATCTTGCGTTTGAACTCAGTGTTCAAATCTGGATCGTTGGTGATATCACCTAAAGCACCGATACCTGCAAGCTGCATATATTTATCCTGAGTAGCCAAGCGACTCTTGCCTATCGTGCTGAATGGCTCAATCTTAACAAAGCCAGCTAAATCATCACCGATAAAATCTTGCACATCGACATCAGTGATATACTGGTTCATGCGCTTAAAGACGCGCAGTGCTTTCGTAAAGTTGGTATCAGCTTTAGTCATAGACTTGCGAACGCACTCCAACTTATTATGCTGTGAACGCTGAATGAAATTCTCATACATACGAATAAAGTTGTTAGCAGAGTTGGACGCTTCTTCACGAAGCACCTCAAGACCACGGTACGTCGTAACGCCCTGTGGCCTTATGCCCTGCATAATTTCAGTCACACCCGATATCTCAACAAACTCCTGCTGCTGGAACTTGATATCATCGGTGATCGTATTGGATATATTTGGAGGCGTAAGATACGCTGGTTTGCCGCCGTCTGCCGCGTATGGGTTGTAACGCCATATTTCTTCGTTACCAGTTACAATGTCACGGTCTACTCCTGCGCCAATAGGCATCATCAGCTTAGGTTTCGAGAACGTGCGTCGCTGCTGCTCAAACTCCATGCGTGCCTGATCGTAAGCTCTATTCAAGTCAGTTAGCTTTTCGGCGTAACTCGTACCCCAAAGCCTTGCAGGGTTGCGCTCATAACACATGAATGAATAAGGATGCCATACAGTAGATGGTATCTCACGATAGTAGCGTGATGGGCCGTCATATAACATAACACCATTGGCGATAGCTACCTCACGACCTTCTGGATAGTAAGGACTTGGCTGAAAAAAGAAATGAGCGTGAACAACTCCGTCCGAAAGTGGCATAGAACCGTAAGCAAAATTTCTAGATGTCCTAGACGAACCAAAGGATAAATCTTGGAACGCTGTTTCCAATGCCATGATAGGAGTATATTTCCAAAGACCGGGAGTGACCTGATCTACATTTTGCGGGAAGTAACCTTCTTTATCTATTGCATAGTTCTGCCTTACCCAATTCAAACGACGAATGCTTACGTCACCTACAAAATCAACATCTGTACTCCACGTTGCAGTAGGATTAAAAATCAATCTTGTCGCTGGAACCAAATCAGATTTATGCCAAGGGTGCTGTTCAAATACTGGGTTGCCTTCGCTATCTGTTTCCTGCTGTATTTCTTCTTCATTCACCAACATAGGTTGACCAGTTTGAGGATCAATTCTCTGAGTTGGGACTTGTACTTTATTTTCTACAGGCCACATCCTAGAACGATTATACTCATACGTTAAATAATCTTTACGAGCTACAACAGGAGTCATCAACGCCCACAAGATAGCAGCGTAATAAGTATCTTCTTCACAATCCTCTGACCATAAATAGTCAAGAGTCATGTTGGACATCTTGGCCTTCTTATACGCAGTCTCATCATCGTCTTCAGGCCACACCTTAATTCCCGGACGTTGACGAGTTATATTTGATGCTTGAACCTGAATAGCTTTGAACGTCTTAGCAATATGACGCTTGCGTATAGTCTGACCCGAGTGCGGTATGTTACCGCCAAGCTGCCTACCTACAACAGTCCCCGAAGCTCTAGTTGCTAAATCGCGTACTCCAGAAAAATACAAAAAGTTCTCTGTCCATTGGCGAGCAGGAAGTATTTTGAAATCGCTATCGCCATCGATGGCTTGACCTATCATGTTGATGACCTGTTCAGGATCATCTATAGTTTCCAACTTCGATAGATCAATATCGTAGCTCGTATTTGATTGCAGTCTAGCCATTAAAACATCCCTTTATGCTTCTGAATTTTAGGCCCTTTAAATTTCTTTTTTCTTTTTTCTTCCTTAACTTCTTCTTCAATTTCTACATGACGTTTTTTCATAGCGAACAACCTGCTTGCTTCACTATCTTTATCAGCATCGGCTTCTATATCTTTAGCCTTGATATCATCCATCATTGCCCCTAACCAAGCCGCCATGAAGATTATCAATAAACGAATCAAACTCATCAACAGGCTCATCGTCGCTCATAGATTCCATCGACAACACACCAGCCATTGCCGGAGCGTTGGTTGATGCAAGCTCCATTACTCTCAACTTCTGATACCTGTCTGCTGCATCACCCGTCAACGCAAGTAACTTGTTCTGCAACTGATCGTTCATAAGCTGCTGCGTTCTTAACTGATCGCGCAAGAACTCAATCGTTTCTTGCCTAACCTCGCAACCAGTGCAAGTAAAACGCCCGGCGTGATCGAACTGACTCTCCACCGAGCTAACGGGGGTTTTCTTTTTAAAAAAACTCACTAAGCCACCTTGCCTTCTATTTTCACTAGCCATTCGCTATCAGTTGTTACTGTAGCAACGACAGTCGGGGAATCATTAACGAACGATGTTACATAACCAGTGTCAGCCGTAGCCGCCGCTGCATCCATCGGAGTTAATGTTACCATCGTGATAGACTCAAGTAGCACAGGTGTTATCGTAAACGTAATCGTTGGAGTCGTAACTGCACAACTATAAATCTCAAAACCATAGTTGTCATTGCTTACTCCAGAATGTCTTACAACAGTTGATCCGGCCATGACAGCCTCCTATTTTTATTAAATCGTTCCCTCAATCTTCACCAAGTATTCTGTACTGTTCGCACCAGTAATCGTCACTGTGCTATCACCTACCGTGAACGAAGTCAGGTAAGGCAAATCAGCAGCACATGACGTTGCATCTTTCGGCGTTACAGTTACGAAATGAATCGCGCTGATCTGCGTTGGAGTAATAACTACAGTCGTGTCACCAGCACCCAACGACGCGTTCATAACTTCAAACGCCAACTTATCTGGTGAGGTCTTGTATTCTTTTAATGTTGCTGTTCCAGCCATGATGTCCTCCTAATAGTTAAATTTAATTAAGCTATGCGTCCTTCCAACTTCACAAGATACTCGCAGTTAGCTGCACCAACTATACTAAGCTCTGCGCCCTGTCCGGGGACGAACGTGGCTGGTTTCAAATAACCAATCACTGTAGCAGCAGCAGCAGCGTTAGCGGGAGTGATCGTCACGAACTCTACAGAATCAAGATATGTAGCTGTGATATCACATTCTGTTTCTGCTCCACCTATGCTAGCAGTCCAAACCTCATAAGCCAAATTGTCCGGTGACTCTCCTTGAAACTTCAATAATGTAGTCGCGCTTCCAGCCATAACAACCTCCTGTTTATATAGTTCCGCCTGTTGTCTTCATCTCATAATCCAATTTAACCCACTGATCCCATCCAGCAGCATTAAGTACAACTTCCATCTGTGTACTCTTAACTAGCACAGATGGCTTCTGTATAAAATCATTTACTTGTTTGCAAAGAGAATTGATATCACGGACGATAGTAGCACCGTCCGTGCTGTCTATGAATTGTTGAAAAATCTGGATCAATTTAGAAGTCCCCCAACTCGTCCAGCATAGCATCGATCATCATGGCATCCTGATATCGCTTTTGATAATCTTTTGGTACATTATGATTAGGCGATCCATCTTCTGCGCGGCCAAGATAGCAGCCAAGGGAAGTGTCGTCAAGGTGTTTAAGCACATCTAATTCAACGCTAGCATTATCTGCTATCAGCGGGTGATCCTTCTCATACATCTTCAGTCCATGCACAAGCGCATCGACGGAATCCATCACTCCATGAGGTGCTTCCAGCACTTCATTTACTAGCCTCTCAGACTCAAGGCTGATAGTCCCATTCTCAAAATACCTACTGACATCGATAAGACGCATGGTCTTATCTTTTTGCACCCGTATCGGGTTCACTATGATATCAGGAGCAATCTCGTTAATCTGTTGCCGCACGGTCTTCTGCGCTGCGACTTCCTCTATACCTAGCACTACGTCTATATCTCCCATGCTCATAGACCGGAACGTGCTAATGATCTGCCTAGCCAACGCGGGGCCTGTCACCTTGCCACGCCAGTTCAATCGCTCATACAACCCACCAGACTTCATCTCATCTAAAACCATAATAGCCGAGAAACAGCCCCACTTCTCCTCAGTAAAGGCCGGATCGACGGCAATGTAGCGTTTAATCGGTGTCATATCGGCTATTTCAATGTGCCTATGCCTACGGATCCACTCAGGCATGATGATCTGATCGCCACGACCAATCGGCTCATTCTGGAACTCAGCGTTGAACATGTGCGTACCCATGCGCTTCCGCTGCTTAATCAACCAATCCACACTCCAATACTGCGGCCATATACTGCACAGGCCGTCCTCTCTGTTCGACTTCTCATGGTCAGTGAACAGGGCCTTCCATCTCTTGCCGTAGAACTCTCCCGACTTAATCAAGTCGTCCAACAGGCTACCCTTGCACAGTATCGTACCGACCACATGCAAGCTGGTACGACTACCGCGTCGCATCGGCCATATCACTCGCCAAAAACGACTCTTTAGCTTGTTCAGCGTTTCTTCCGTGCCGATGTTGTTCTCGGACTCAGCGTCATCTACTGTAATGTCGGTGGGATGCTTACCACGCAAGGCACTCGTGATACCCTTGGCCTTCGCTGATGAGCCGTTACTCAACTCAATCTCACTCTCGTTCCAAGTGCCTCCGGGAGCCTTCAAGCTACCGTATCGCTCAATCAAATAAGGGTTGTTCTCAATATGATCCTGCAACCAGTTGATATGCTCCTTCGGGAGATCGCCGCCTTCGGACACTATCAAAATGGTGGGGTCTTCGTCCTGATACAACTCAGGGCTAGGGTCAACCAGCTTATGCAGATTGCGATACTTACTCACGATCTGACTCTTTAAGACACCACGGGGAGATGCGGTGACAGACTCAAGCTGACACACCGTATACATAAGCTGTAAATGAAATGGAGAAAAGCTAGCGTGCTGCTTAGTTTCCTCGTATGGTTTGATGACCTCGTTAAAAAATAAAAAAAATCTCTGGAACTCAACCAACACCTGTTCAGGCGTTAGCGTATATTCCTCCTGCTCATCGGACTGCTCCAACTCCGGAACCCTATCATCAGCCGCCTTCGCCAACTCCTCCGCTTGCTTCTTCATCTTCCCCCTCACCCCTGTGGTTCTCCGCTTCTATAGCTATCACAGTAGCATCGATCACCTCTTGCCTCGTTACAGGCTTAAACTGCTTCAAGTCATTCGGGTTACGGGTGTCTTTTATCTCTACCGTCTTATGGCTGATATCGGGAAATTTTACAAGGTTGCTCTCTATCACGAACTTGGCAGCAGCGAACTGAGTAGATAATGTCTTCTCGTCTACGGTAGGCAAATCCAAAATCTCTTTCAACTTTGTCTCGGCCTTGGGAGCTATGCTCCACATGGTGTCGCGAACCTCTTGGCTGCGGAACAGAGCGTCACGGAACCCATCTTTAATGAACATATTAGGGTCTATGGGGTTAAGAGCGTCTACCTTACGTTCCACAACCTCCTCGTCCGCTGGTGCTAGTGTTACCTCCGTGGACGGTTTGAGGATAGTCGATATCTCTGTGGTCTTCTTGCATGATTTCTTCACAAGTTACTTCTCCCCCCTTACAACAAGGTATCGGCTCCGGAGTGATGTCTGGAAAGACGTTCCAACGCCTAGTCTTAGTAATGCGTGTCTCATCGTTCAATAGGAACCTGTCTACTATACAATGAAGTGCATTGCTACGACTACGATGGTTCTCCTTGGCCCACTTGTCTAAT